TCACGGATTATGTCGTCCAGTATTCCAGCAACAGCGGTTCGACGTGGACGACGTTTAGTGATAGCACCAGCACGACGGCGGCGGCGACCGTGACCGGCCTCACCAACGGCACGGCGTACGCGTTCCGTGTGGCGGCCGTGAATGGCGTTGGGCAGGGGGCGTGGAGTGCGACAGCGAATGGGACGCCGGCAGACGCTGTGCAAGTGCAATACCTCGTCATCGCGGGCGGCGGCGGTGGTGGCGGCCATTACGCTGGTGGCGGCGGCTCGGGTGGATTACTGACGGGCTACACAACGGCGACGGCGGGCACTGCATACACGGTAACTGTCGGTGGCGGCGGGACTGCTGGCATATATAACGGTGCGGGCGGCACGCAGGGGGCTAACGGGAGCACTTCGTCTGCGTTTTCTGTATCAACAACTGGCGGCGGCGGCGGCGGCGCGCGCGATCCGCTGACGGGGATTACCCCAGGCAAAAACGGCGGCAGCGGTGGCGGTGGCGGAAATAACTTGGTTGGCTCAGAATCCGCAGGCACCGGAACATCTGGTCAAGGCAATAACGGCGGAGCAGGTTTTGAAGGCGCTGCAAACTCGTCTGGTGGCGGCGGAGGCGGCGCTGGAGGCGCGGGCGGAAATGGTGCGTCCGCAACTGGCGGCGCTCGCGGAGCTGGATCGTCATCGTCAATTACTGGTTCCGCTGTTACCTACGCCCAGGGCGGCGGGGGCGCTAGCGAAAGCACCGCTGGAATCGGAGGCGGATCCAGTTCTGGGCGCGGTGCTGCGGCAAATGTCGGAGGTGGCGGGGCAGGCGGCAACCAAAACACCAGCGGCGGCAACGGCGGCTCTGGCGTTGTCATTATTCGCTCGCCGGTGGCCGCAGCATCCACCACCGGCTCGCCAACCGTCACAACGGTCGGGAGCGATACTGTCTACACGTTCACAGGAAGCGGGAGCATTACGTTCTAATGGCACATTTCGCAGAGTTGGATTCAGACAATATCGTCACGCAGGTGATCGTGGTCGCCAATGCCGAGTTGATGGATGGCGATCTGGAAAGCGAGGCCAAGGGGATCGCCTTCCTGGAGGCTTTGTGCGGCCATCGCAACTGGAAGCAGACCTCCTACAACGCCAACTTCCGCCGCAATTACGCTGGCCTTGGGTTTGCCTACGACAGCGTGCGGGACGCCTTTATACCGCCGCAGCCGTTCGCGTCGTGGACGCTGGACGAGTCGACTTGCAACTGGGTGCCGCCCGTTCCGATGCCCGACGACGGCCGCGTCTACCGCTGGGACGAGGATGCCGGAGCGTGGGTGCATGTCTAACGACGCCTTCGCCACGCTGCTCCTCGTCGCCGCCATCCCCGCAGGCGTTGCGGGGGGGATTCTCGGCGTGTGGGTGGCACGCAATCTGATCGCGGTGCCGTTGTTTGTGTGGTGAAGCAGCATTTCCGCCGGAGATAAAAGATAAATCATGCCGTTCTTCACACTGTCCTCGCCATCGTCTGGAAACGCCACCCAGCTCCAGGGCCGCGCCGTCGGCTCGACCGCCCCGACCACCGGGTCGATCCTTGCGTGGAACGGCTCCGCGTGGGTGCCAGGCTCCGGCGTCACCGGCCCCGCCGGGCCGCGCGGTGACGACGGCTCCAGGCTGTACGGAGGATCCGGGGCTCCGGCCACGGGCTTCGGCGTCAGCGGAGACTACTGGCTCGACACCACCAACGGCGGGCTCTACGGCCCCAAGGCCGACGGCCTGTGGGGATCGCCGCTCCAACTGCAATCGGGACCGGCCGGCCCCACGGGTCCGGCGGGCGCGGTGAGCACGACCCCCGGCCCCACGGGGCCGGCCGGCGCGGCATCGACCGTGCCGGGACCGACAGGCCCCGTGTCGACAACCCCCGGCCCGACCGGCCCGCGCGGTGCGACGATCCTTGCCGGCAGCGGTGCGCCGCTGGCCAGCTACGGCAGCGATGGCGATTGGTACATCGACCGTGACGCGCGGCTCATGTACGGCCCGAAAGCGGGCGGGGCGTGGAACGGCGACCCGCTCGACCTCACCGGCTGAACCGGGATTGACAGCCATGCAGCAGCCCCAAGAATCCGGTGTACCAGTGTCCACTCCGAGGCCCGCGTGCTCCACCACCTCCAAGCCATCGCCGCCCACGCGTATTACTGCGGCCATCGCGAAGCTGGCCGGGACGCGTGCGAAAGGATCTTGCGGATGCCGAGCCTGCCCGAGGCCGTCGACCGGCTGACGCGTTCAAACCGCACGTGGTACACGCGGCGGCTCGACGAGCTGCTGCCGATGACCAGCTTTCGCCGGCTTGACGACGAGGCCACTCGCGACCGGCTTGGCATCCGGCCCGGCTGGTCGGCGTTTAACCCGTCGATCGTGGCGAGCCAGTGGCGCGGGACGGCCGACGGGTTCCTCACGACCATCCGCTCGAGCAACTACCGGATCGTAGGCGGCCGGTACGTGATCGCTCCGGAGGATGGCGAGACGATCCGCACCACGACCTACCTCGCCCACCTGTCGGACGACCTCGACCTGATCGACGCCTTCGAGCTGCCGATCGCCTACCGCTCCAACGGGTTCCGCGTCCAAGGCCTCGAAGATCTGCGGCTCAACCAAATCGGCGACACGCTCCTGGCGTCGGCCACCGTGCGGGATCTCGGCCCGCCGGACGGCACCGCGCGGATGGCGACCGTCGAGATCGACCGGGCCACGCGATCCTGCCGGGCCGTCGAGTGCCCGGAGAGCACGCCCGGCCGCCACGAAAAAAACTGGATGCCGATCACGGGCCGAATGGGATGGATCTACTCCTGCTCCCATGATGGGCTCGTCTGGACGGCCACCGGCACCGGGCCGGGCGTGTGGTGGGTGACGTCGCAGGCCGAAAGCCCGCCCGTGGCGGCGCAGTTCCGGGGCGGGTCGCAGGCCGTGCCTGTGGGCGACGGCCGGTGGCTGGCGATCGTGCATGAGGTGGCCGAGGGCGGCGACTGGCGGGTCTACGAACATCGGTTTGTGCTGTTCAACGAGCGGGATCACTGGGCCATCGAGAAGGTGTCGCCGCCGTTCGCGTTTCGCGAAACGCGGGCGATCGAGTTTGCGGCCGGCCTGGCCCTCCGCGGGATGCGGCTGGTCGCGAGTTTCGGTGTGAGAGACGCGGAGGCGTGGATGGTCCAGATGGCGCTGCCGGATGTGATGGCGATCATGGAGAGCCCGCGATGATCGTGGGGATCTACGCGCTGGCGAAGAACGAGTCGGCCAACGTGGCCGCGTGGGAGGCGTCCGGCCGCGATGCCGACGTGCGGGTGGTCACAGACACCGGCTCGACCGATGACACCGTACAGCTGCTCAGGGCGGCCGACGTGGACGTTTCCCGCGGGGCTCCTGTGCCGTGGCGGTGGGACGACGCCCACAACCTGTCGCTCTCGCATCTGCCGGCCACCGTCGACGTGTGCATCAGGCTCGACCTCGACGAGGTGCTCGTGCCCGGCTGGCGTGACGCATTGGAGGCTGCTTGGCGGCCTGGCGTCGGCCGGATGCGGTACTGGTACTCCTGGAGCGAATCGGTGCGGTGGCAGGCCGATCGCGTCCACGCCCGGGCCGGCTACCGCTGGCAGGGGGCGACCCACGAAGGGCTCGTGTGTTGGCACGGGAGCGACGTCGAGGTGTTTGCCGAGGGCTTTGAGATCCGACAGAAGCGGGATCCGGCCAAGCGGCACACGACCGACCTCGCCCTGCTCGAGCAGGCGGCCCGCGAGAACCCCGGCGACGTCCGGATGCGGTGGTATCTGGCCCGTGAGCTTGACTACGCCGGCGACGAGCGGGCGACGACGGCCTTCGAGGAATACCTTGCCCTGCCCGGGGGCCGGCCGGCCGAGCGGGCCTACGCGCGGCGAACGCTCGCGCGGCGGCAGCCCGACATGGCACCGAAGCACTTGGTCGCGGCCCAGCTGGAATCGGAGCAAGAGCCAGAGGCGTTTTTGGAGTGTGCGGAGCGTGCCCGCGGGCTGGGCGACACGGTCGCGGCCCTCCACTACGCCCGGCAGGCGGCCCTGTGCCCGGCCGGGTCGCAGACGCACGCCAGCGACCCGCGAGCCTACGGGCCGGCCGCGCCGCAGCTGGCCTACGAATGCGCGTGGGAGCTGGGGCTCCTCACGGAGGCCGTCGAGCACGCCCGCGAGGCGGCCCGCCGGGCACCGACCGACCGGCAGATTGCCGGCAACCTCGCCTACCTGGAACGGATCACCACGGAGGCCGGCCCGCGAGCCGGATAGACGATGCCGACGCTCTCTCCCCCCCCCGCCGTCGAGGTGCAGATCGCCGACGCGATCGTCGCCGGCATCAACAGCTACACGTTCACGTCGCCCTACGCGCAGGTCACGGCCGTGCGGCGCGACGTGCCTGATTACGAAGGTCAAGAACTGAAGACGCTCCAGGTGTCGGTGGTCTGCCCGAGCGAGGAAATGGAGCAGGCCCGCGGCGGCGACGTGTTCGCCTACACGACCACGATCGTGATCGCGAAGCATGTCACGAGCCAGACCGACATCGACAACCTTCGCCGGCTGCGGCAAGAGATGGTCGATGGAATCCGCAGCAACCTTATGCAGATCAACGGCCTGCCCGAGGGCACGTATTTCGTCCGGTCCTACACGCAGACCGCCTTCGACCGCGATGCCCTGTCGGACCGCCGCGTGATGCTTGCGAGCATCGCTGTCGAGCACCGGCTGTTTCGCAGTCGGCTCGAGCCGCTGGCGATCCCCAGCGGCGGCACCGGCCCCACGGGAGCCTAGCCCATGACGTTCCTGCCGGTCGGCCGCAACCCGTTGCTGTCAGGCATCTCGACGAAGATGCCCGGCATCCCGGCGCGGATCAACTTCGACTACTTCCTCGACCGCGAGGACGTGATCCAGCGGATTGGCAAGGCGAAGGCCAAGCGGCTGCGGTCGGTTGGCTACAAGGTCATGCAGATGGCCCGGCGGAGCATCAAAAAGCACGGCTTCGCCAAGCCGAAGCTCAAGGTCATGCAGCAGAATCCGGGCGTCTCGATGGCCCAACTGCTCCGCCGGCCGGACATCCGCGAGCGGACGAAAAACCAGATCCGCGACCGGATCTTCGAGATCAAGTTCCGCCCGGCCAGCCCCGCCGGAACGCCGCCGCACACCCACTTCGGCAACATGCGGCGCGACATCGTCTTCGCCTACGACTTCACGACGGAGTCGGTGGTGATCGGCTCCTTCATGCGGGGCGGCGCGTGGCTGGCCAGCCTGCACGAGTTCAGCGGATCGGTGCAGATGCAGGCGTGGGCCTACGTGCCGGAGTTTCACCGGACGATGAACTACGGAATCCTGGCCTGGAAGCGAGTCGGGGCTGCCCCGCGAAACCGCAACCGGTGGGAGCCGACCAGCTTCCGCGAGACGTTTCATTACCCCGCCCGGCCGTACATGCGGCCGGCCATGCACAAGGCGATCGCGACCGGGGCAATTCCCAAGGAGTTTCGCAACATGTTTCGCGTCGGCGGGCTGGGGTAAGGCGTTTGGCTGGTATACTGACGTTCAGGCGAGCGATCGCCGCCGCACCCAGCCTTCAGGAGCTTTTTATGGCCGCCCGCAAGTTCTTCCTCGGCAAGGACGCCACGTTCACGTTCTCGGCCGGCGTCTCGAACGACGACGTCCTCGAGGTCAACGTCACTCAGGACGCGGCCGCGGAGGCCGATGTGACGACCCGCGCTTCGGGCGACCTTCAGGAGACCGTGCTCGTTCGGAAGAATGTGCAGTACGAAGTGCAGGTCACGAACCACACCGCCGTCCAGGGCGGCACCGGCACGATCGTCTGCGCCGCCAACCCCTCCGGCCCGCTCTACCCGACGACGGGTGTGTGGCAGGTGCGGAGCATTTCCGATCCGCAGCCGCTCGACGACAAGATCGTGACCACGCTGACGTTCCGTCGCGTTCCTGCCTGATCCGCAGGAGTGACCAATGCCGACTGAAAAGTTCCGCCTGGGGCGTGAATGTGTCGTCATGGTCGACGGCGTCGTGCTGTCGGGGGTGCGGACCGTCACGCCCAAGAGGTCGGTCCGCACCATTGAGGCAACCGGGTATGGGCACACGAGCGAATCGACGATCGTTACCCATCGCACCTGGGAGCTGGAGATCGAGGTGGTGAAGCCCGCCGACGTCGAGCGGCTGCGGCGGGCAGAAAACTCTGACGGCCTCGTGACCGTGCAAACATCGAACGGGCTCCGCAACGTCAATGCGGACTTCATGGTGTGCGAATGCACGGCGTCGGAGCCGCTGGACGAAGCCGTGCTGGCAGTGTTCACGCTGAAGCAGTGGGCACACGGGAGGTAGCATGCGATCGTTCAAGGATGCGACCGGCCGCGAGTGGGAGATCGCAGGATCCCTACTGACGTTTCAGCGGATCCGCTCCAACTGCGGCGTCGACATGCTGACGCTGCCGACGACGCAAGAGTGCCTGAAGCAGATTCAGGATCCCTACACGCTCGGCCGCGTGCTGTACGAGGCCTGCGCGGAGCAGTGTGAGCGGCGCGGCGTGTCGCCGGAGGCGTTTGCCGGGGCGTTCAATGCCGACGCCCTCACCGAGGCGACCGACGCCCTGGTCGGGGAAACGATTTTTTTTTGCCGGAAAGACCTGCGCCCGGCGCTGACGATGGCGTTCGAGAAGGCGAAGGCGGCGGACCGGAGGGCGGTGGAGAGGATGACGACGAATCTGCCGCGGATTGGGCAGATGATGGATGCCGAATTGGATCGCATGGCGATCCCTATCGGCTCTGCTACGAGCTCGCCGGAATCATCGGTGTCGAGCCAGCCCGGTGGACCCTCCGGCATCTCCTCTGGGCTGCCGAAGGATCGCAAAAAGAGAGGTGGGCAAGGCAGAGCCAGCTGATGGCTCAGCAGGCCGACTTTCACCGCGACCCGAAGAAGCGGTCGCGGCCCTTCCGTCCGATCGAGTTCAACCCCTACCGCAAACGCATCCGGCAAACCAGACGCACGATCACGCCCGACGAGTACCGCGAAATCTTTGGTGAGTGACGCATGGCCAGTGCAGGCAACATCCGAGCGGGCGGCGCGTTCGTCGAGATCTTCGCCAAGGACGGCGCGTTTCAGCAGGCCATGACCCGGGTACAGAACCGGCTCCGGCAAGCTGGCAAAAATCTCCAGCAGTTCGGCACGGGGCTCGCGCTCGGGGCCGGGGCGGTCGGCGCGCCGATGCTGCTCGCGCTGCGGCAGTTTACTCAGTACGACGATGCCATCCGCGCCGCGAGGGCCGTCACCGGATCCTTGGGGGAGGCTGGCGAGGCGGCATTTGGCCGCATGAACGACAAAGCCAGAGAGCTGGGGGCAACGACGTCTTTCACTGCCACCCAGGTGGCAAATCTCATGACTGAACTGGGCCGCGCTGGATTCAGTCCAGACGAGATCAACGAAATGACACTGGCGGTGCTCGACCTTGCACGAGCTACCGGCACGGACGCCACTCTTTCTGCCGGAATCATGGCAGCAACGCTGCGGCAATTTGGGATGGGGGCAGGAGAGGCGACGCGAGTTGCCGACGTGTTGACGCTGGCGGCAAACAAGACCTTCAACAATGTCGAGATGCTTGGCGAAGCAATGAAATACGCCGGCCCTGTAGCTGCCGATCTTGGCATGTCTCTGGAAGACACAGCGGCAATCCTAGGCACGCTCGGCAATGTTGGCATTCAAGGATCAATGGCAGGCACGACTCTCCGCCGGCTCGGAGTGATTACGGCCGCCGAGGGTGATAAGCTTCAGCAGATTTTTGGCGTGGCATTCAAGGACGCCGCTGGGAACGCTCGCCCGCTGGTGGATGTTTTGGGTGAAGTCGCGCAGGCGACGAATAATCTTCCGACAGCCGAACGCGCAAAGAAATTCTCGGATGCTTTTGGCCTGCTTGGGATCACGGGGGCTAGTGCGATTGGAAAGGTGGCGGCAGACACCAGGCAGCTGAAGCAGGACCTTGTAAACGCGACTGGCACGGCCAGGCAAACTGCCAAAGAAATGGACGCCGGCCTCGGCGGGTCGATGCGGATCCTGCTCAGTGCGACCGAAGGTGTCGCGCTAGCATTCGGCGACGCCATTGCTCCGGCTGCCCAAGCGCTGGCGTTCTCCGCAACTGTTGCTGCGAATGCAATCAGGTCGCTGGTTGCCCAATTTCCGATCGTATCGCAGTTGGCTGCCGGCGTGGTGGCCGGCTTTTTCGGCTTGGGTGTCGCAGCAATAGCGGGTGGCTTTGCACTCAAAGTGATGGCTGGCGGCGTGGCAGTGCTGTCAAAAGTCGTCGCTGCACTGGCCACTACAACGGGTCTTGCAACCTTGGCAATCGTTGGCGGCATCGCCGCGATTCTTGTTGCCGCCTACCAGCTCTCGCCCGCGTTCAAAACGGAGGCAGACGCGATTCTGACTGCACTCGGCCGGCTCGACTTCAAGGCGGCGTGGGAAGTGATGAATCTCAATCTGGCCATCGCCTTGACCCAGATGGCCCAGATGTTTGAGAACGCTTGGGCCGCCGTCAAAAACACCGTCGCCGCAACGGCGGCGTTCATCGGCGACAAGCTCACAGAAGGGCTCGATCGTTTTATGTCGCTCTTCGGGGCCGACATCCTCACGCTCCAGGCGGGGCTCGAAAAACTTGGACTGTATTTCAAAGCCGCTTTCGACTGGACGTTCGCCGTCAACGGCCTACGGGCTGCCTTGAAGGAAGTCGACGACCGGGTGGCTCGCGAGCGCGGCCAGGCCCCCACCGCCGACGCCAGGGCGGAACAGCGGGCCATGGATCGGCAGGACGAGGCAGACACGAGGCAGGCGGCCGATGACGCCCGCAATGCCGGATACGAACAAACGATCAAGACGCTGCGCGACGATCTTTCCCGGGCACGCGACCGGGCCAATGGAGTGACGCCGGCGGCGGCTGAATCTGGCCAACCGCAAAAGGCCGGCGTGAGTGGGCCGGCTGGCCAGCTGCCGCCCCCGGCCGCGTTGCCACCGGCTCCCGCTCAGGAAACAGAAGCATCGAGCACGGTCGGCACGTTCTCGGGAGATTTGGGCGGCCGGCTGGCTCTTGGGCCGAGCCTCACGGTTGCCGAGCGGACGGCGTCTGCCGCTGAGCGGACGGCCGACGGCGTTGATGCTCTCGTCGCCGCCCAAAACGGCCTCGGCAATCCGGACGGCGTCGGCAACGTCGACGGGCTTGGCAATCCGCTGGGGGTGGCAAACGAGGCCGGGGCGTTGGGCGGCGGGCTGGGGGCGGCCGCTGCCGCGCCGTTCGACCCCGGGATCGTAAACCGCGCCGCCGCGGCGGCGATGCCGGCAGCGGCCCAGCTGCCGGTCGCCGGCGACAAGGAGCTGCTCACGGTGGCGGAGCGACAAGCCAGCCTCGCGGCGCAGATGGTCGAGCACCTCCGGAAGCTCGTGGAACACGCGGAGAGGGGCGGACTCGCCTTTGCCTGATGGCCTATCCCGAATACATCGAACTGTTCGACTCTGGTTCCGGGTCGCTGTCAGCCAACGACAACGGCACGATGACCCGCGACGTCACCCTGAAATGGCTCGTCAGCGGAAAGCCGGGCTACCTTGAGGCTGAGGAATGGGGGCTGAACCAGGCCCCGGAGTATTACCAAGGCCACCGCCGGAAGACGCTCAACTGCCGGCCGCTCGGCAACCAGTGGTGGGAGGTCGACGCCGCCTATACCAACAGCGCTATTCAGGGCGATTCGGGCGACAACAACAACGGCGGCGGCGACGGCAGTGCCGGTGACCCGGTCGCCCATACAGTGGCGTTCGACACGACCGGCGCAACGGAGCACATCACGACGGCCCTCAACCTCGAAGGGGCTCTGGCCTTCGGCAACATGGGCGAGGAGGTCTACGACAGCGGCAGCGGCGATGACCGCGTCTACCACCAAGGGCTGATCAACGTCTCGGGTGGCACCGTTCACGGCGTCGATATCGTGGTGCCGCAGTTTCAGTTCACCGAGACGTGGGTGATGCCGGCCGCGTGGATCCTCGACACGTATGTTGCCAGCCTGTACGCCCTCACGGGCACGATGAACGCGAAGCCGTTCCGCGTCTTCGGCCAGGGCGAGTGCCTGTTTCTCGGAGCCCGCTGCGAAATGCAGCGGGGCGCGACATTGGCAAGCGTCTCCTACCAGTTTGCGGCGCGGCCCACCCGCCGAAACTTCACGGTCGGCCCGATCACCGTCACGGAGAAGCGCGGCTGGGACTACATGTGGATCCGCTACGGATCGAGCACAGACAACGGCTACGCGGTCCAGCGGCCCTTGTCGGTCCACATCAATCAGGTCTACGAGCTTGGCGACTTTTCCAGGCTTGCGATCGGCACGAGGTTTCCCGGCGTCTACCAGCCGCGCACGAGCTTCAGGCGAGCAGCATGAGCGACCCCTACCGCAAGGCCCGGCCGGGCGAGAAGCTGACGATCCCGGCTCGGGCGTGGAACCAGCTCATGGAAGGGCTCTCGACGGCTCCCGGCATTACCGGAGACGGCGGCGGGCCGTTTGTGGCTCCGTATACGTGGGTGTGGGCGAAGAATACGACCGGCCAGGATCTTCCGCGGTGGGGCGTGCTCGCGATCACCGGCCTCGAGTCGGTGCCGGGATCCACCGACACGCCTGCCACGCGACAGTTCCAAGAACTGCCGATCCTGACTGGCACCGCGCCCACCACCTCGACGGTCGCATGGTGCATCGCGGTGGATCCGATCCCGGCCGGCACGATTGGCCGGGTGGCGGTCGACGGCGTGGTTCAGTGCAAGGTCGAGATCGCCACCACGGCAGACACGTTTGTGGCGTGCAAAGCGTCGGCGTCGGAGCTGAAGACCGGCGGCAGCGGCCAGGGAATGATTCTCTGGAAGCAGACGGGCACCGGCACGGGCAAATGGGCGTTGGTCAGGATCGGTGGCGGATCAGGCGGCGTCCGGCTGGGCACGGTGTCGACCACGTGGGTCAAGGGCGAGACCGTGACCGTCACGGAGCAAAACGGCGACGGCACGGCCAAGAGCCCGGCCGTGACTTTTATGGCCAAAAACTATTTTTCCAACATCGTCGTGTCCAGCACCTACCGCGTTGCATGTGCGCAGGTTGACGGCACGTGGATCCTGATCGCAGCGGAGTGCCTGTGATGCTAGGAGGAAGCTGTTCGCCCTGTTGTGTCTCATGTCCGCAATCACTTGTGTTCCGGCTTGATACTTCCGTCCAAACCGATCAGTGGTTTGGCAGAAACCATGAAGATCTTTTTTTTCGCGTCCCGCTGTACGTGGACTATCTCTATTTGCCGCCAAGGCAGTGTAGATATTTTGTGGAGTATTATTGGCACTCTTCCGAGTTCAACGTTTGGCAATACGGCATAAGTCTGCCGACTACTCGGATGGGAGCCTCGCTAAGAGTTGGGCCAGGAGGCGTGGATGTCAGCGTGGTAAGTGCAAGCGGTGATCTCATAGCATCTTTTGTCGGAGATTTTCAAAGCAACTTTTTTGCTCAGGGGTATGGCAATTTTGGAAACTTTGAAATCTGGACAGAGCAAGGCTTTGCACTAAGCGAACACGCCGCAAAGTTTGTGCGGCAGCCTGGGCCGCCTGGTTCTGCCTTGCTTGCTCCTTGGAGCAACGAACCGTGCCGCGCTGCGCCGTGCGCTGGCGGGCTGCCGATTGTTTTTAAGATGCCAGCGCTTCCTTCTGGTTTCGAAAACTTCCCTTGGTTTGAGGAAATGCGGGTCGACTTTGACTACTACGGGAACTATCAAGTTTCCAAAACGGTCGCGGGGCAAACATACACCACCGTCTGGGCAGCCCTAGACCTGCGGTATGACTTTGCCACAAACGGAAGCTACCCCGTAAGCGTTCGCGTTGGCGTGTCTTTTTCCGGCGACGGTCAAACTCGCAAAATGAGAACACAGCTTCCTGTCCAAGACTTATCAAATGTGATTTATGCAACTAATAACAGCACACAGCGGCCCGACTTTCGTGCGGGGATTGTTGGGTCGCAAAGCGATCCTGAAATGTTTGGCCCAGTGTTTATTGGCAGAGCTATCCCATTTGTCAATGCCTTAGCCGATGTTCAAGAAATCGGACAAATCGGCGTCTACTCGCCGACAGACGCCAACCCCCTCCCATGACCACCTGTCACCGATCCTTCCTTGAATTCCGTTGCCGCGAGCGTGGCTACACGCTCGACGAGGTGATGCCATGCGTTGTCGCTCAGGACGGCGACCAGTGGACGATCGACATAAGCCACTCAGCATACCCCAAGACGCCAAAGCCAGCTGCGGCGCAGATGCCAGACCTGTCGCGAGACCAGGCCGACGCTCCAGGCTTTCTCACAAAAGTCAAAAACTTTGCCGTGGCCGCCGCTGGCCATGTCGCTGCCGGGCTACCGATGTGCAGCGACGACGAAATCATTCGCCGGCATAACATCTGCCTGACGTGTGAGTTTCTCACCGACAACGCGTGCTCCCAGTGCGGATGCCCGGTGTCGAGGACGTTTGGCTACGTCAGCAAGCTGTCATGGGCGGACCAAGAGTGCCCAGTTGGCAAGTGGGGGCAAGGCGACAGCAAACGCAAAAACCGGGATTGACGGTCATTCCTGACACGCCATTTTGAAGACTCACGGAGGACAGTGATGCCCGCACGAGATGCGATCACGGACGTTGTCGAAAACCTATGCCGGTTGCACCCCGATGCCCCGGCCCGAACGCTCGCCAAGCGGGTCGTCTCCGAAACCAACGGGGCCGTCACGGTTGAGCAGGCCCGAAAAAGGATCATGGCCATGTTTGGCGTGAACGGCAAACTGCATCGCAACGAGGGCCGCGACAGCGGTTTGCGCCGCAAGCCGCGGAAGGCCGGGGCGGTGCCGCCTCCGCCACCGTCCAAGGCGGAGCCATGGGGACCGCATGAGCTGGGGGTGACGGGGCTGGTTGGCGTACTCTCCGACATCCACGTGCCGTACCACTCCGAAGTGGCCCTGAAAGCGGCCGTCGACCAGTTGCGGGGCGACAAGATCGACGCCCTGGTCTTGAACGGCGACACGTGCGATTTCTACGCGATCAGCCGCTACATCAAAAACCCGCGGCTGCGAAACTTCCGCAGTGAGGTGGCCGCGGCCCGCGACATGCTGGCATGGATTCGCGGGCAGTTTCCGAAAATCCCGATTGTCTTCAAGGCTGGCAACCATGAAGAGCGCTGGAACCACTGGCTGTTTCAGCACGCGCCCGAAATCTCTGACGAGCCGATCATGGGGCTCGACAACTGGCTCCACATGCCGAGGCACGGCATCACGCTCGTGGACGATCAGCGGCCCATCCTCGCTGGGCAGCTGCCGATCCTCCACGGCCACGAGAAGGGCAAGGGCATCTCGGCCCCGGTCAACCAGGCCCGCGGGGCGTTCCTCCGGCTCCACCACACCGTCCTCGAGGGCCATGGTCACCGCACGAGCGGGCACTGTGAGCCCGACATGTGGGGCCGCGAGGTGTTTTGCTGGTCAACGGGCTGCCTGTGTGACCTCCATCCGGAATATGCACGAATCAACAAATTCAACTGGGGATTTGCAAGCGTAACGGTCGACGCGGACGGTGAGTTTGATGTGAACAACTTCCGGATTACCAAGGCAGGAAAGGTTCGTGCGTCGTGAGCGAATCGCAGGATCCGACATGCGTGGGCGGGATGAGCGAATCGGCCATGGCTGCCGCGTGGCAGGCCGTCCAGGCCCGTCAATCCGACATGCTGCGCCGCCTTGCCAACCCGGAGGCCTCCCCGCCAATCTCGACCACGGCCTACACGGCCACGGAACTGGCCGCGCCGCCGGCCACCGAGAACCCGAAAGACCGCGTGGCTTGCGACCGGCTGCCGCTCGACCTGTGGCCGCTGACCGCCACGACGATGGCCAGCGTGGCGATGCTCAACGGTGCCCTGAAATACGGCCGGGCCAACTGGCGGAGGATCCCGGTCAAGGCGACGGTCTATCTGGCCGCGTGCCAGAGGCACATGGCCGCGTGGCTGGACGGCGAGGAAGCCGACGAGGAGGGTGTTCCGCATCTGGCCAGCATGTTGGCCAGCCTCGCGATCATCGTTGATGCGAAGGCGGCCGGAACGCTGATCGACGACCGCCCGGCAGCAGGCGGCTACCGGTCGCTCGCGACCGAGTTGACGCCGCTGGTGGCCCAGCTTCGCACGCTCCACGCTTCACGCAAAAAGGCCTAGTAGTCGCTCCGGCGGACTTCTGCCGGCAGTCAACACCCCTAAAGCAGACTGAACGCATGTACAATGACTGTAGGAGTTTCGCGTGATCCATCACAACCGCATTCAGGACGCGCTCTTTCGCCAAACGGCCCGCGGTCGCGAGCCGCTGGCGACGCCGAATGAGGGCGGATCGCACGTTCATTACCAGTCAATGAAGCGCGTCGGCGTCGGCTGCATCACGAGCCGTCCAGCGGGCAAGCCGAAACCGCTGACGTTCTACGAGATGCTCGCGATCCGGCTGGGGGTCGACGTGGCCACCGCGCGGCGGCTCCATCTGGCAGACAAGGTGAAATAACATGGCCACCACGCTGACCGTTACCGGCAACAGCCGCGTTTCCTACTCGCTGACGGAGAGCCCGGTGATCGGGTCGGTGAGCGAATCGGCCGAGCTGCGGACCACCCGGGCGATCGAAAACGGCACCGGCGAGAACCAGGCCAACGTCGCGTGGCGAAACCGCGTGACGATTCCGGCCGGGCAGGCGTATTCGCTCGATCTCACGAACCTGGGGGCCACCGTCTTCGGGTTCGCTGGCCGCGTCACCATGACCAAGCTGAAGGAGGTCATGGTGGTCAACAACACCGCGACCGCCGGCCGCTACGCGCTGTGGGGCGTCATTTCTCCGAGCGACACCACCTCCTACGTGGCCTATCTCGGCCGCGGTGGCGAGTACCGCACGGCCGACTACGCCGACGGCCGCACGATCACCGCCGGCGTGAACAACATCGTCTACGTCGCCAACCCCTCCCCCGGTGCCGTCGAGCTCGACATGTTGCTCGTGGGCGTCGGCACCTACTCCGACACGTGAGGATTCCCATGATTGCCGATGCCCCTTCCGCCGCTGCCGAATCCCTCGAGGGCGGCCTGCTCTCCAAGGTCGCCGCGTTCGTTGCCGCCGCCAAGTCGACGGCGGCCGATGGTCTGACCTGGTCGGAGTTTGGCGAGCTCATGGTCGCCCTGCTTCGGCTGGTCGTGACGTTCCTCGACTCCGTGAGCACGATGAGCGGGGCGGAGAAAAAGTCGCTCGCCCTCACGGCCGTCGGCAGCCTGTTCGACGCCGTCGCCGACAAGGCGGTTCCGCTCGCGGCGTGGCCGCTGTGGATCCTCGTACGGCCGTCGGTGCGGTCGCTCGTGCTGGCGATCGCCGCCGGCTCGATCGAGTCGATGCTCCCGCTCGTGAGGAAGTGAAATGCCCCGTCCAAGCATCATCGAGCAAGCGCGGCTCCTGGCTGAATGGGCACCGTTCCTGCGGTATTGCCAGCGCTATCTGGCCGAGCCGGATCCGAGCGCGAAGTCGCTGGTCGCCGGCGATGCTCTGGCATGGATGGCGGCCAAGACCGACACGCGGCTCGACGACCAGCTGGTCGCCCACCTGGTCGCGATTTTGAAAACGTCTGAGGGCGAGGCCCTCGTCCGGTTCCTTGCGTCCAAAGCGGAGGGGTTGTGATGTCTTGGTTTCAGTGGGTACAGGCCATCGTCGGGATCGGCCTCGTTGGATATGCCGTCGTGGCCATCGTGCGGAAAGTGGCCGGTCGGGTATCGTGGCCGAAGCAGACCCCTCGGGCACCGGTGGACGATCTGCGTCTCGTGATCGACCTGGCGGCGAGGCTCCGCGATGCCGGCAAGTCACAGGCCGTGACCGTCTGCCAGCAACTTCTTGACGAGCTGCTGAAGCCGGAGGCGACCAAGTGAGGCCGCTTCTCGCCCTGATCACCGGAGGCGTGCTGTTGACCGGGCTGGCGTTGCCGGCCGGGTCCGGCTGGTCATGGCAGAAGCCTGTTGTGAATGAGCCCGCCAAGGCCACGGCCGCGGTCTACGTCTACGAGAAGGACGACCACGCGATCCCCACCTACGTGACCGTCGGCATCAACCGGCTCAACCGGGAGCGGCGAATCGTGGCGACGTTGTTCGAGGCCGACACCACCGACGGCACTGGCGACGTGCCGGAGCAGTATCGCTCCGCCCTGGATGCGGCCCGCCATGCGGGGCTCCCGGCACTCGTCGTGCTGTCGGGCACGAGCGCGATCGGCGTCGTGCCCGCGCCGGCCACCGAGGCCGCCATCGTGGAGGCCGTGCCATGACCAGTTTCGATCCGATCGACCCGAGCCTGATCGACGTCTTCCCGGCTGAGCACGACGGCTACCCGGACCACTTGGCCGCCGAGGACACGACCGACGCTCTCCGAGACGCCTGCGGCGCGGCCGCCCGCGATTTCCCGGAATCGCTGTGGATCGAGCCGCGAGACTGGGCCGACAAGGCCCGGGAAAACGACCGCGCCAACGCGTGGCCGATCAACTTCATCGACCGCTACACGAACCAAACCCCGACCCACGAATGCACGTGCCACTCGCTGCGGACCAACGCCGAGGCGGCCCGCAACCGGGCGCGCGGCGTGGTCTATCCCGACGGTCCGCGGAAGGATTTCCGCTACCAGGAATCGGGCGACGTCGGCTCCGTATGGCTGTCGCCGCTGTCGGTGTACGCCGAGGCAAACCCCAACAAATGGGGCGGCGCGAACGTCCGCCAAGTGCTCGAAATCGCCGCCCGTCGCGGGATGCTGCCCGAGAAGACCCAGCCGCGCGACTACCGCTTCAAGCATTCGCTCGTCGGCACGACCGGGGCCGGCGGACTGAATCAGTCGCGTGGCCGATGGGTGCCGCTGAAAGAGTTTCCGGAGGGCTGGCAGGAAACGGCCCAGTGGTTTCGGCCGCTGGAAGTGATCTTTCCGGCCAGCTACGAGCAGGCGGTGTGTTGTGTTCTCCACGGCCTGGTCGTGAGCGTCGGCCGCAACGGTCACGCGGTGCCGTGGGCCAAGTGGATGGCCGGCGAGCGGGCGATGGCCTACCCGGACAGCTACGACGTGACCCGCTACGACTCCGAGCGGACCGCCCGGTCGGCGTGGAAGGGGTCGTTTGCCATCGCGTCAATGACCATCCCCGACGACTGGAGCCAGCCAGCAGGATGAACGGCCTTCGACTTTCCACCGTGCTCGTGCTGCTGATCGCTTCCACCGCGGCCGATGCCGCCACGTGCGACACGTGCGACGGTCGCCGCACGGTCGGCACGGGTCCGATCCGCTACGTCTGCCCGGAGTGCGAGGGCACCGGCGAGACGCCCGACCCTTCCGGGCCGATGGCCGCCGCCCGGCCCGGCGAGCCCCGGCCAGTGGTGGCCCGCGTCGAGACGTCCGATGGCCCGAGCCGGGCTTCCGGGTCCGGCGTGCTCGTGGCCGCGTCGGAATCTCACGGCCTGGTCCTCACGAACTGGCACGTCGTCCGAAGCCACCGTGATGGCATCATTGTCCATTGGCCGGACGGCTCTCGATCCGGCGGCCGCGTGGTGAAGTGGGACGACGCGTGGGATCTCGCTGCGATCGTGGTCGACACTCCGACCGCGTTGCCCGTCACGATCGCGGCCCGGGCTCCCCGGCTGGGAGACATGCTTACGATCGCAGGCTACGGCGCGGCCCCCTACAAGTACCGCGAGGAGTCGGGGGCATGCGTCGAGTTCCTGTCGCCCACGGGCTCACACCCCCGCGAGCTCGTTGAGCTGCGGGCGACGGCCCGGCAGGGCGATTCCGGCGGACCAATCTTCAACGCCGATGGAGAATTGGCCGGCGTGCTGTTTGGAGCCCGACCCAACGCGACGGTCGGCCCGTGCTCCACCCGGGTCCGGGCGTTCCTGGCCGGCGTCAAGCTGCCGCGACAGGTGGCCGCCGGCTCCCCGTGCCCGGACGGGAAGTGCAAGGTGGCCAAGTGAGCGATTTTCGCGATCACGTCTGGCGCGAGTTGGCGGCCCACCCCGTCCGCCGGGCCATGCTTGGCCGGGAGCGGTGCGATGCGATCGCGGCCGAGACGGTCGCCGCCCTCGACCGGGAAACGGCAGTTGCGGCCGATGAGTTCAAAACGCCGTGGATCCTCCGCCGGGCTGTGGAGCGGCGGGTACGTGCCAAATACCGCGACAGCTGCGGGTTTTCGTTCACCGCCATGATCGTGCTGTGGGCGATTTCGTCGATCGCGCAGGTGATCGTGATCCGATGGTGGACCGAGCGACACGAGGAGCAGCCATGACCCAGCAAACGAGCGACATGATCGACGTTGGCATCCGGATCGCCCGTGAGTTCGGGTTTCCGGTGGTGATGTTGGTTGTGGTCATGTTTTGTGCCAGAGAGGCGGCGATCGCCGTGCATCAAACCGTGCTCGTTCCGGTCGTGGAGAGCCACACTGCGTTTCTGAGGCAAACAACCGAAACTCTTCAGACGCTTGGCCGCAGCCAAGAGCGACAGGCTGAGACGCTCGAGGAGCTGGCGACAGCCCAGCGGCAAATCCGCGAATCAATGAGCGGCGACAGCGGCACGAGGTGACCAGTGCATCGAGACCAGGCGGCATCGGCGATCGACCACCTTGTGGCCTACGTCCAGAAGCGGATCCAGCCTGCCCGCGTGGAGCACGCCCGGCCGTGGCGCTGCGCCGAGTTGACGAGGCTGGTCGTGCGGCATTGGCCCTGCCTGCACTTGCGGTCGGTTTCGTCGGCCGGAGGCAAAAACCACGCGGACAACGCCCACGCGATGGCATTGCTCTATGCCCAAGTGCATGAGCAGTGGGAGGCTCGGCAAGGGGTCGGGCCGCTGTGGGAGATGGTGTTGGGCGGCACGGTCCGGCAAGTGTGCGAAATACTCCTCGAACTGTGGTGGTCTGACCAGCGCTGGCAGGATGCCCTGTGCGAACTGGCCCGATATGCTGGCGAGCGTGAGCCTGTCGAATGAATGCTGTATCGCTGGAAAGCGACCTGGAGCTCATTGATGTCGACGACTCTGTCGACGTGGTGGTTGACGGCGAGTTTGCGTCGTTGATCCCGCCGCTGTCTGCCGACGAGCTTCGGGAACTGGAGGCGAGCCTGGTCGAGCACGGCGGTGCCCGCGATCCGCTGATCGTGTGGGACCGAGAAGAGGAGCCGCCGATCCTGCTCGACGGCCACAACCGGCTCGCGATCTGCCGGCGGGTCGGGTTGCCGTACTCTGTGAAGGGGATCCGTTTTCGTGGCCGGGACGATGCCGCCAAGTGGATGGAGCGGAATCAACTCGGCAGGCGGAACCTGACCCGGTCGGATTTCACGCTCTTGCTGGGGAGGTTGTACAACCGGACAAAGCGCCCCGTGGGCGGGCGTCCGCCGGCCGGCGGATCGCCAGAACGCACGCGCGAGCGGCTCGCCAGTGAGTACGCGGTCGACCCGAGAACGGTCGATCGTGCCGGCGCATTTCAAGCCGCCGCCGAGAAGTTGGGTGTGGAGCGCGAGATCGCGACGGGCCGCCTTCGCGTCTCGATTCCTGGGCTTGTGGCGGCTGCCAAAACCCTTCCGGAGAATCCTCCACGCGAGGCTGTCGCCGCGGCAATTCGCCGGTCAAGAGGCAAGCCACGCCAAGAAGTTCGGGCCGGACAGAGTTGGCTTGTGCCGGCATCGCCGGCGGATTGCCTGAAGGCGATCCGGTTCTACGCGAAGTCGTTCATGATGCAGTGTCCGGAATCGGTCGATGCCTTGAACGCTATGCTTCGCAGGCTGATCGAAGAAAACACTGAGCGGGTAGAATGAATGGAGCAGCGTGGAGGAGCGTGGAGTCCTCGCCGGGCTCATAACCCGGAGATCGCCGGTTCAAGTCCGGCCGCTGCAATTTGCTTCCCGGACGGGTGGCGGACCACCACCGCCCCGTAAGTGGCTTGCTCGTCCGGAAGGCAGGGCCGACACGTACCGCAGCCCGACAACGGCCTGGCGACGGGTGGGGCGGCCCAGTGGCTTCACTCAACCGGCGTCCAATCGCGGCAGCATGTCGCCGGGCTTTGGGCCGCGACTCGCGTACCTCGGGTCGATGTACCAGCGCCGCGTCGTGGCGGCCTGAGCGTGACCGGCAAACGCCACCGCGGCGGCGTCGTTCGCGGCCCTGGCCATGTGGCTGATTGCCGATCGCCGCACTTGCTGAAACGCCAGCCGCTTCCCCGCGAGCTTGGCCCGGTCGAGGATCTTGCGCAGCCTGTCCCAGAGGTACGTCTTCGCCTGTTTCCATGCAAAGATCCGATCTTTGTTGACCAGCAACAGCCGCTCGATCCGGTCACAGGCGTGGTCGGACAACTCGTAGACCCGGGCTCGCCGGCCGCCCTTGCGGATTTCCCCCGGAACCGTGAGCCACGGCCTCGAGTAGTGTGCCAGCTCGACATCCAACAGCGCCCCGATCCGTTCGGTGGTCTCGAAGCAGACCGTGATGAGAGCTGTGAAATATTCACTGGCCGGCACGAGCCCAACGAACCCGGGCGTCGTGGACGCTGCGGCAAACAGTCGCCGCAACTCGTCTTCCGACCACGCAACTGGCACGCGGTCGGGCAGCGGTGACGGCTCGCAGGACGGTAGCGACGGGATCATTCTGCGGTCGTTTGCCAGCCGCGCCATCGCCATTATCTGCGACCGCTCCTTCTCGGCCGTATATGGCGAAACACGTTCCTGCCGGTGATCCATGTACCGAGCGAGGGTAATCTCGTCGGCAATGTCCTCCAGGAGCGGCGTCCGGCCCAGGAATTTCCCGAAGGCCCGGATGGTGCATCCGTAAAGCCGGAACGTGTTTGCCGACTTTCCTCGCAACTTCAAGGGCCGATAGAAGCCGTCAAAAAACTCTGTAAGTGTCATCGCGTGTACCTCCACCAAAGGGATAGCTCACGCTTCCGTGCCATGTCTTGCCGGTCTGCTCCGCGGTCCGGTTTTGCGGGGTCTGGGGGTCATACCCCCGAATCCTACCCCCGCCATTCGACCGCCCGGTCGGCACTCTGTGGAGTGCCGCCGGGCGGATCTCTACTTCGACCTTTGCCTTGGGATGAGCCGAAGTCAAACGATGACCATGGAGGCGTCGAAAATGGCCACAGTTGGCGACAGACACGCGGGAGGCAGGCCAAAGCGTTTGCCGAGGACTCCGATTGGGCAGCGCATCGAGCGGCTTGCCGACGCCCGCGGCCTTCACCTGGACGAAGTGGCCGACGCGGCCGGCATCAAGTTCCCGACGCTCAACCGCATTCTTACGGGCCGCATCGCCTCTCCTCGCCTCGAAACGGTCCAAGCCATCGCAAAGGCACTGGGTGTCAAGCTCGAAAAGCTCGTCCCGTAGCCGGAGTTTCACTGTTATTTCTGCCGCGTAATAACTGGGCTTGACCGAGTTATTACGGATGCGTACTCTCTCCCCCAACGCTGACCACCGCGGTCAGCGGAGCACAGGCGAGGGACCGCCGAATGACAACGCGAGCACGGAAGCACGCCAGCGGCCCCTCCGCAACCACAGGAGGAGCCGATGTACTACCGACTGACCGGCGGCGAGCCATACCGCGAGCACGGAAGCCAAGAGCGGGCTGCCGATCCGACGCCCGAGACCATTCAACTCATGGCATCGGCTCTGCGGATGCGGTGGTCGCCGCGCGAGGAGCGGGCGCGACGCGGCATGACGCGGTGGCGGTGGCAGGCCCCGCACTGTCCGCCGCTGCTACAGGATCTGCTCGCCGAGCGTTGATTCGGGCGGCCGGCAAGGCCTGCCAGCGGGCTGCCGACAGGCTGCGGAAATGCGAGGCCTGTGGCCGGTGTCTGCCGGTGGATGCCGTCGAACTGTTGAGCCTCGATCGCCGGATCGCGGCGCGCGACCGGCTGGCGGCCGATGCTGTCCTCTCTGAGTTAGCAATCGAGATTGCCGGAATCCGCGAGGCGTTGTCCGAGGCCATGACGGAAGACGCGAGCACATTGCTGCGGCTGTCAGTTGCCCGGGAGGCCAAGGAGCGATTCGGCGAGAGGGCTGTGCTGCTGAACGGCACGTGGACCGACAAGGAGGCCGCGGCGACGGATCGCAGCGGAACGGAGCCGCGACGGAGCGGCGTTCGGAAGGAGCAACGCCAGCGAGCCACGGCGGGCCAGCTGGCTCAGGAAACACCATGCTTGTCTTGACGCGGAAGGCCGGGGAGTCGCTCGTGCTGGAGACGGGCCGCGAGTGCATCACCGTCGCGGTGGTCGCCATTCGCGGCGACAAGGTACGGATCGGCGTGGACGCCCCGCAGAGCACGATCGTGGTGCGGGACGAGCTGGCGAGACGGCTGCGGCTGACAGAAGGCGAGGAGGGTGGCGATGCCAACGGCTGACATACCGGCACCGTCGAAGGTTGTGCAGCAGGCCCGCATGCAGCGGCTACTCACGATCGTGCGACACGTGCTGGGCACTGCGGACCGAGTGGATCGAGGACTGTATCGGATCGACCCGGCTGACTGGTTGGCCCTGCGGAGTGCAGCGGCCCAGGTGGGGCGGTTTGCGGATGGAACTGGAGGTTCACAATGGGACTGAAGATCGTGAAGGGGCAGGAGCGGGCACCTGTCAAGGCGGTGATGTACGGGCCGGAGGGCATCGGGAAAACCACCCTGGCGACACAGGCACCGAAGCCGCTGATTTTGGACACGGAGCGCGGCAGCAAACGGATCGAGTGCGATCGCGTGCATTGCAAGAGCCTGGCCGACCTCGAGGGGGCGATCCTGTCGCTGTCGAGGGATGCCGAAGGTTACCAGACGATCGTGATCGACTCGGCCGACTGGGCTGAGCGGTTCGCGATCGACTCAATGCTGCGGAAGGACAAGAAGGACTCGATCGAGGCGTACGGGTTCGGCAAGGGGCACGTCATGCTCGGCGAGCGGATGGCTGCCCTGCTCACGCTGTGCGACCAGTTGATCGACCGCGGGCTGAACGTCGTGTGGGTGGCTCACGCGAAGGTCGTGCGGGTGAGCCCGCCGGACGAAACCGACGGGTACGACCGGTGGGAGCTGAAGCTCTCGAAGGCGGTGTCCCCGTTGTTCAAGGAATGGGCCGACTTGCTCCTGTTCCTGAACTACCGAACGGCCTTGGTCGAGGGCGAGGACGGCCGGACCAAGGGGCGCGGCGGCAAGGAGCGAGCGATGCACGCTCAGCGGTGCGCCGCGTGGGACGCGAAAAACAGGTTTGGGCTGCCGGAGACGATGCCGCTGGCGATCAAGCCGTTGCTCCCGGTGTTCCAGGCGGTCGACGCCGTAGCGGTCGAGGTGGAAGAGCATGAGGAGCCGCTCCACGAACGCATGGCAGCGTTCATCGCAAGCGCGAAGGACCTCCGCACGCTGGGCAAGATGGGCGACAAGATCGACGCCTATGAGTCGGATCAGCAGCTCACGACGGACCAGGCGGAACGCCTACGGTCCGCGGTGCAGTCGCGTCACAACGAAATCGAACCGCCGGTTGCCGGCGAGCCGTGGGCAAGCGAGGAGGTGGGCGATGCCGTGGCACGATGAAACACCGTGGGCGGCGAAGCGCCGCATTGAGCAGGCACGGCAAAAGGCCGTGTATGACCGGCTCGATCGAATCGAGTCTTTGGTCACTCAGGCGAGGCGTGGCCAAGTGAGCATCTCAAAGGCGTTGGACGAAATCGAGGACGTGGCCCGCGGCGGAGCGGACGCGATCGTGCGGGTCGGAACCCCGCACGTCCCAGACATGCAAACAGCAATGGAGGAGCGATGATCGACGAGTTTGACGAGTTGGCGACCGGCACAGCATCCGCGGCCGCGGAATCGGAATGCCCTGCAATCCCGCCGGCCGGCAAAAACCTGTGCATGGTAGTCGAGGCCGGCCGGCGCAAAAACCAGTACAAGGCTGGAAAGTGGCCGGAGAACCCAAACGGTTGGGAGCTGTCGGTGAAGCTCCAGGCCATTGTGGGCGAGCACCGCGTGCCGTTCACGGCCAACATCCCGGCACACCGGGCCAAGGTGATCGCCAAGGCCTTTGAGTCGGCCGGGCTGGCCGCACCGTTGGCCGGCGAGCGGATTGACGAGCGGCAGTTGGTAGATCGCACGGTCGAGGTCGAGGTGGAGCACTACCGGCCCGAAGGGAGCGACAAAGTGTTCCCGATCGTGAAGCTGTGGCTGCCGCCTGGATCGGTTGACGTCGACCCGCCGGGCCTCCCGCCGGCGGCGACCAAAGCAAGCAAGCCGCGCGGCGCGGCGAAGGCAACCAAGCCGGTGGATCTGGCTCCCGACGACATCCCCTTCTGAGGTGCAATCGTGGCAAAGGCGAAATCGAAGGCGTTTGAACGGATCGAGAGGCACATTTGCACGTCCCAGTCGCTCGGCGAGCTAGTGCATTGGGACGGCGTTCGTCTGACAACCCAACTGCAACGCGTGGAGTCTGCGGAACTGAGCGTGCTCGTGGCGGAGCGTGCCAAAACGCTGACCAACGAGATGTTTGGGAGGGAGGTCGTCACCAATGGATGAGCCGCAGGTGTTCGTGGTGTGCGGATGGCCGGCGACGTTCGTGGTGGACGTCGGGGCCGACGTGATCGAGGAGCTGGTACACGAAGGAGCTTGACCATGTTGCGATGGATCGCACAACGGTGGCGGACGCTGGATGACGTTCGCAGGGAAATGAGGGGGCTCCGCCAAGAAAACGCGCGGCTCACGGCAGCAGTCAGGAATTTGGTCGACGAAAACGCCCACACGATGATGCTCGTGCGGGCGTTGCGGGACGTCAACAAAGACCTGGACGCGCGGTTGTTGGCCGAGGCCGGGAGGGCGCAGTCGTGAGCGACTACTGGCCACAGACGGTTGATTACGGGCCGTTGTTTGCCCAGCCACAGGCCCGGGCGAGCGATCCCCCTACCTCGCACGCGGCAGCGAAGCGGGCTCCGGTTGCTGGACACTCTGCCAAGGTGCTCGAGGCCTTGTCGGCCGGACCGGCCGGGCAGACGGAAATCGCCAAGCGCGCCGGGCTGACCGTGGCCGCGGTTTCGAAGCGCTTGCCAGACCTGCGCCGCGAAGGGCTCGTTGAGCGGACGGGGCGCGAGGTGGCTGGCGGGGAATCCGAATATTGCATCAAGGAGGCCAAGGATGGCCGGTGATTGGCTGAAGATGAGGCACGACCTAGGGGACGATCCGGCAGTAATCCGGATTGCCGCGGCTTGTCGGATTGACGAAGACAGTGTCGTCGGAAAATTGCACCGGATTTGGTCGTGGGTGGACAGGCACACCACGGAAGGGCAGGCGGACGGCTTGGGGATGGATTGGGTTGACCGGACGGTTCGGTGCCCAGGGTTTGCGGTCGAAATGGTGCGGGTTGGATGGCTGGAGGAAACGAGCCAAGGGCTATCGTTTCCCCGGTTTGACCGGCATTGCAGCGACACCGCAAAAGCTCGGGCGTTGACGAAAGCGAGAGTGAAACGCTTCCGTAACGCTGCGAGCGTTACAGAAGCGTTACCAGAGAAGAGAAGAGAAGAAATTCCTCCTCCTCCGCCCGCGTGCGTGCGCGAGGTTCCGGCGGAGCGGTGGGAAATCCTTCGGACGGCATGGAACGCCGGTGCGGGGGAGCGCTGGACCCCCTCTGAGCCACCAGACGAGGCCCTAGAGCGGCTTTCCGAGGAAGGCTGGCTGGATGAAGCCCTGAACGCGATCGCCCGCCTACGGGCATGCAAATACTTCAGGACGGCCGTTGGGCTTCCCCAGTTTTGCGGTCCCCGGTTTGTACGGCGGGTTTTGCAGGGCCGCTACGACTCTGTGAACGATCAAAAGCCGGCCGCGGCGCGGCCTACCGACGATCGCCGGTCGGCGGCCGAGGCCGCTGCGGAGTGGCAGCGTGCTGCCATCGACCCAGAGGCCGCCCAGCGCCGCCGGGAGTACCTAGAGGCCAAGGCCAGGCGGGCGGCGGCAGAAGTCGACGTGGTAGACGACGTCGATACTGCGCGGCGGCGAGCGCTAGAGTCGCTACGGATGTTGAAGGAGCAGCCGTGAACTCGTGCATTGTCGGTATCGATCCGGGCGTCAGCGGAGCCATCGCCGTGGTGATCGACAGGTCAGTAAGCGTCACCGATATGCCGACGGTTGAAGTTCGCGGCAAGCGGCTTGTAGATGCTCACGGGCTCGCTGCCGAGCTGTTTCGGCTTGGGGAGATCATGGCCCCGATCGAGCATGTCGTCGTCGAGCACGTTCAAGGAGTTCAGGGCGCGGGGGCGACGTCGAGCTTCGCGTTCGGGCGCGGCTTTGGAATCATCGAGGGCGTGCTGGCTGGTCTCGGGCTGCCGTACACGTTGGTACGCCCACAGGTGTGGACGCGCGACCTCGGCGTCAGCCGTGACAAGGGCGAGCACCGTCGCGCCGCCATGAGGCTGTATCCGCAGGCGTCGATTCGTCGTCTGTTCTCCAGGGCGAAGGACGACGGACGAGCGGACGCGGCCCTGATCGCGCACTGGTACGTCAGGAGCGGCACACTGAAACCACAAGAAAACAAGGACAAAACGCATGTCATGCACGAAAGTGCCTGAAAAGCAGCGGTTTTCTGAGGTGTTGCGTTTTGCTCCCCTCCGCGTAGAGGGGTCGGAGCACTCCGGACGGAGGGGTCGGGTCCTTCCGGCCGGCACCGTAGGTGCC